GAAGAAGGCGAACCCGCGCCTGAAGCGGGTGAAGTGATGCCCGGCAAGAAATACGCCTCGATCAAGAAGCCCGCCATGTACGAAGATCTTCGGCAGAAGGGGATGTCGAAGCAGTCGGCAGCGCGGATCTCCAACGCAGCAGCGGCTGGCACGCTGAAGCACGGCAAGCCCAAGAAGCGCCGCCGGAAGAGATAGCCCTCGTCCGGCGTGCGAGGACGGGGGAGCCTTTCGCGGCGGCTCCCCCGTTGAATCAGATCAAGCCGCAGTAGCGCGCGGTGTTCGGCCAGGGGTAAAACCCCCGTGTACGCCAGGCACGCTCGGCCACCCACATCTGCTCATGTGGAGTCCAGTGGTCGGCCGTGCCTTTGCTGCGTAAGAGCTTGCGGCCGTAGGTGGACATGAAGCTCCAGTCCATCTGGAGGCCCCCGTAGTAGGGGGCGCCGGAGTCAGTCCAGGAACCTTCGTAGTGGTGGATGCAGAGCCATTGCGCTTTATGCGGGGGCGCGTAACGCGGCACTGCGTAAGCGTTCTGAACGATCGCGTACAGCACGAGGGCGACGATCGTCGCCAGGATCAGTCTTGTCATCTCGCCTCCGAGTCAGGGGGTCAAAGCCAGGCTCGGGTCCGTCTGGGAACCACCTCCTTGAAAGGGCCGCGCGGCACGGGCGGTTCCCGGTGCGGTTCCAGGAAGGGGATGAGGTGAGGGCACCTCAGCCCGCGCCGCGCGACGGTCTGTGCAATCGGCCGTATCCTCTCACATGTGTCGGTCGCGGTTGATCCGGCGATCTTCGAGCAGGCCGAACGACTACGCGCCCTGCGCTACCTCCGCAGGCGCCGGGCCAGCGAGCACCCCGCCTTCCTGATGCAGTTCATGCACTGCGTGGACGCGAAGACCGGCGAGGAGTTCGACTTCGACCTCCTGACGCCGCAGGAGCGCCGCTCGATCGACCTGGACGGCGAGCCGGGCAAGTGGTTCTGGCACCGGGCCGTGCTCGACTCCTGGATGTCGCAGGAGGTCAGCCTGGAGTACAAGTCGCGCCAGATCGGCGTCACCTGGCTGGCCGCCGGTTGGGGCCTCTCGCTCGCGCTCTGTCACCCGGGTACGCGCGTGCTGATCATCTCGATCAACCTGGAAGAAGCGCAGAAGGTGATCGCGCGGATCTGGGGCATGTACCTCTCCCTCCCCGACTACCTGCGCGAGCACATGCAGCTGACGAAGCCCTCGCGCGGCGGCGCCCCTTCGCAGGAGATCGAGTGGCTCGACCCCTCCTCGAACAAGCGCTCCTCGGTCCTCGCTCTCCCCTCGACGCCCAAGGCGGGCCACGGCGAGACGGCGGCGCTGGTGATCCTGGACGAGTTCGCCCGCCAGGACTTCGCGCGCGAGTCCTGGAAGGCGGCCTTCCCGATCATCGACGGCGGCGGCAAGGCGATCATCATCTCGACCGCCAACGGCGTCTCCTCCACCGACACCGAGGGCGAGGCGCAGGGCAACTTCTTCCACTACCTCTGGGTGAACGCCGACTCGATGGGGATCGACAAGCGCTTCTTCGACGTCTTCACCCACCCCGAACGCGACCAGAACTGGTACGAGACGAAGGCCCGGCGCCTGCCGCCGTCCGACCGCGCCGAGATGTACCCGCGCACGCCGGAGGAGGGCTTCATCTCCAGCGGCAAGTGCTGGTTCGACCTGGAGAAGCTGAACGCCTACCAGCAGCGCTGGCGAGACGAGAAGCGCAAGTTCCTCTACCGGATGGACATGGTGGACACGATCGGCTTCGCCCGGATGAAGAAGAACAAGAACGGCGGCTGGCGCGTGTACGAGGAGCCGCAGGAGGATCACGGCTACGCGATCGGCGCGGACATCGCCACAGGCTCCGGCGACGACTTCTCGGCCGCCTACGTGATCGACCTGACGAACGGCAAGTGGGTGGCCGAGTACCACGGCAAGATCCAGGAGGACGCCTTCGGCGTGCAGCTGTACTTCGTCGGCCGCCGCTATAAGGACGCGCTGATCGCGATCGAGACGCAGGGCGGCTATGGCCGCGCGACGATCATCTCAATGCGGACGACGATCAAGGGGCGGAAGCCCTACGTGAAGCTCTACCGGCACAGGATCGGGCCTGAGGAGACGACTGACCCGGACGACCGCGAGGGCTACGGCTTCCCGATGAATCAGTCCACCAGGCCGCTCGTGATCAACCAGCTGGAGGAGTGGATCCGCGACGGCCTCTGCCCCTGGATCAGCCCCGACCTCGACTCGGAGCTTCGCACCTTCTCCAAGCGCGAGACACGACCGTCGCCTCGGGCGCTCGACGGTTGCAACGACGACAGGGTGATGGCTGCCGGGGTCTCACTTGAGATGTACCGGCTGTATGGTCACCATGAGAAACGGCGTCGGCGCAAGCCGCAGCGAGCGCGCTGGAGAGACGCTATGTACCCGCACGAACGAGCTTAGGGAGGCAGAGATGGCGATGGATCTGATCGCAGGACGGGCTGCACCTTCAGGCCCACCCCCAGGAGGCCCTTCCCCAGGCCCCCCGGGCGGCGGCGGTGGGCCTGACCTCGCTGCGTTGCTGGGCGCTGCCGGGGCTGGTGGTCCCGGTCCTAACCAGGGTGGCGCTCCGCAGGATCCGACCGCCGGACAGGCCCCGGAGGATCCGGTGGCGATCGTGCAGCAGATGCTCGATCTGAGCCAGGCGTACCTCCAGGCCGAACAGGATCAGGAGGATCTGCTGGCGATGCAGAAGGTCTCGACCGATCTTCAGGCTCTGCTGGCGAAAGACCAGCAGGACGCGGACAAGATCATGACCGGCGCTGCGACACCGAGGGCGATGCGGAAGGCCTTCGGCGGCGGCGGCGGAGGCGGCGGTGCGCCCGCAGGCGGTGGCGGGCCAGCTGGGTACTGATGGCGAAGACGCTGCCGTCCTACAACCCGCCGCAGAAGGACAAGGCGGCGATCGAGGAGGTCATTCGCTGCGTCGATGAGGCGCGGCGTTGGCATAACAGCTTCGCACGAAGGGTCGAGAGGCGATACGAGGCCTGGCGGGGGATGTTGCCCAGCGGGGGCAGCAAGCCCTCGGGCTGGCGCTCCCAACAGCACCCGCCCTACCTGATCAACATCGTGGAGGGGATGCTCTCCTCGCTGGAGGAGGAGAACCCGCTCTGGACGGTCACGCCGCGCGCCGTTCCGGGCATGACGGCCCAGGAGGCCCTCTCGGCAGCCGACGGCGCTGACCTCGCCTCCTATCTCCTCACTCACCAGATGCGCGTCGATCAGTTCGGGGAGAAGGCGGGGCCGTTCTCCCACCAGGATCTGATCGCCGGGTTCACGGTCGGCAAGGTCTTCTGGCTGAAGAAAGAGATCAAGCACCACTACCTGGACGAGACGCCCGCGCTGATGTACGACGAGGCGGGCGGCACGATCGACATCGCCAATTCCCTGGAGGAGACGGACGAGTTGGTCACCGTCCGCGACGACCCGACCTTCGAGGTGCGCGACGTCCGCGACTTCATGTACCCGGAATCGGCGGTCTCGATCGACACGGCTCCCTGGGTGATCGACCGCACCTACGTCACCTACGAGACGCTGGAGAAGCTGGAGGCGATCGGCGTCTACAAGAACGTCAAGTACGTCAAGGAGACGCGCTACGACGACACGGGCGCCGTCACCGATCCGGTCAAGGAGCGCGAGCAGCGTCTCCGCAACGCCGACCGTACGCGCGGCCTGGTGGAGATCGTGGAGTTGTGGACGGACGACAAGGTGGTGACGGTCGCCAACGGTTCCGTGCTGCTTCGCAACGACTTCAACCCCTTCACGCACGGGCGCAAGCCGTTCGTCATCTGCTCCGCCATCCCCGACCTCTTCCAGGTTCCCGGCATCTCGGTGATCGAGGGCCTGGCGCAGATGCAGGAGATGCTCTGGTCGATGACCAACATGCGTCTCGATGCGACCCGGATCGCCTCGAACGTGATCACGATGATCCGCGCCGACGTGGACGACCCGGAGCAGTACGAGTGGGCGCCGGAGGCGCAGTGGCTCGTACCCGACCCGAACGCGGTCAAGGTGATGGACATGTCGCCCGTGATCCAGGCGGCCAACTCCAGCCTCCAGGCCGAGGGCCTGCTGCGCGGCGACATCCAGAACGTGATGGGCGGCTTGCCCTTCACCGGCTCGGCGCAGTCGCAGACGCTGCCGACCCAGACAGCGACCGGCGTCTCGATCATCACCAACATCGCGCAGGCGATCCTCGCCCGGCGCAAGGCTCAGTACCAGAAGGCCTTCGGGAAGATCGGGCAGATGTTCCTGGAGCTTGACCAGCAGTTCTTGCGCGAGGACAAGCTGGTCGAGATCCTGGGCGAGGACAACTCGCGCCGCTACCTGGAAATCAGCCCGCTCGACATCCAGGGGATCTACGACGTCGCGCTGGACGTGTCCGGCGAGTCGATGCTGCGCCAGGAGCGCCGTTCCGAACAGCAGGCGCTGACGACGATGGCGATGCAGTCCGGGCTGATCATGGCGCAGGCCGGGCAGCCGCTGAACCTGCGCCGCTTCTGGGAGAAGCTGCTCGACGCCTACGGGATCGTGGACAAGGCCACCTACTTCTCGGAGCCGACCGGCCAACCGATGGGGCTTCCCGGCCAGCAAGCCGCGCCGCCGACTCCGCCCGGAGTCCAGCCGTCGGGCAACGGCGCCGCACCGCAGGGGATCACCAACCCGGCCCTGGCCGCCGGGCCGACCTCCCCCTCCTCGTCCGTCAGCATGTCGCCCGTGGCTCCGATGCAGCGGGCGCTGGCGCGCACGGGCGCGGGTAGGTCGGCGTGAACGAAGAGCAGGAGCGCGCCTCCCGGCACAAGACGGAACTGCTCGCCGGTCTCCCCCGGTTGGAGGCGTTCCAGCTGCTGGAGAAGGAGCTTCTGCGAAAGCAGCGCTCGATGGCGGACGCCTTCTGGGCTGTCCTGATGTCGGATCATCCGCCGCTCGACATGGGCGAGCAGACGGCCTTCGTCAGGGGCTTCTTCCGGGGGATGCGCTACGCGATCGCTCTGCCGAAGGCGCACGAGAACAAGCGAAACGGGGAGGTCGAGATCGAGGATGAAGAGATCGAGGACAGGTGGAGCGCATGGGTAGCGAAGTAGAAGATCCCGGCCTGGCGGATCTGCCGGACGAGGCCTTCGAGGCTCCCGGCGAGGAGGGCCTCTCGGTCCCGCAGCTGGAGCTACGGATCCGTGCAAAGCGGGAGCAGGCGATGCAGGACGCCGGGTTGCTCTCGCCGCCCGGCCCGGACGAGCCGCTGGAGGAGCCGGACGAAGAGCCGGAAGTGCCGGAGGAGCCGGAGCCGCTGGAGCCGCAAGAGCCGGAGGAGCCAGAGGGAGAAGCCGACGACGAGGAGTTTTTCTTCGCTCGCTACAAGACACGCGAGGAGGCAGAGCGGGGCAAAGCGGAAGCGGACGCGACGATCGACCGCCTCTATCGCGAACGGGCAGAGTGGCAGCAGCAGCAGGAGCAGGAGGTGCAGGGCGAGCAGCAGTTCGATCCTCAGGCCTGGAACGAGTGGGCGGCCGAGACCGTCGCCACCGGGGCCGGGGAGCAGGGCGCGCTCGCGGCACTGCACAACGGCGGCACCCAGGCCTACGACATCTACCTGGCCCACTGGGCGGCCGAACCCGACCAGCTGGTCATCGCGCTCGCCTTCAACAACGACGTACAGCGGCATCTCGCGACACAACACGCCCTGGCCGCCGTCTCGCCGCTGATCGAGGAGCAGAAGGGCCGCCTGGTCGAGACCGAGGCCCTTCGCGCGCGGGCGACGATCGCCAGCCGCCACCCCGACTTCGATGAACTGGAGTCGGAGATGGACCGGCTG